ACTTATGATGTCATCGGTGCTTATGTTCCAACTAAAGAAATGGGAGGAGGTAGTGGACTCAAGTATGCTGCTTCTACAATCATCCATCTCAGCAAAAAGAAAGAAAAGGATGGAACTGAAGTCGTTGGAAATCTTATCAAAGCAAAGACTGCTAAGTCGCGTTTAAGTAAGGAGAACAAGGATGTTACGGTGCGTCTTTATTACGATGAGCGTGGTCTCGATCGATATTATGGTCTACTTGAGTTGGGTGAACTGGGAGGTCTGTGGAAAAATGTGGCAGGTCGTTATGAGATAGACGGTAAGAAAGTCTATGCCAAGGCAATCTATAAAGATCCTGAAGCATACTTTACTCCAGAGGTAATGGAGAAACTTGATGTGATTGCAAGGAGTGAGTTTAATTATGGCGGCTAAACTGAATGATCTAATTAAGATCTATTCAGATTCTCTTACTGTTGAAACATGTGAAGATCTCATTGAAATATATGAGGCAAATAAAGAACATCATGAGAGAATTGATAATGATAGGAGGCCTAATTTTACTCAGTTGAATTTTACTGATATTCATAACGATAATAAAGAATACAGTAGCATTCATCGGTCTTTAGTTTCTATCGTAAAGAAGCACAAGAACGAATATTATAAGTTCATTGATTCTAGATGTTTTCCAGATTCTCATAATATGGAATTCTTTAGAATCAAGAAGTATGAGTGCAATGGCAAAGATGAATTTGACACTCATGTGGATGTCATGGATCATGGATCTTCCAGAAGATACTTGGCATTCTTGTGGTATCTGAATGGTGTAAAGGAAGGGGGAGAAACCAACTTTGAGGGATTGACAATTCCGCCAAAACCTGGGAAACTACTAGTGTTCCCTCCGATGTGGATGTTTCCTCATAACGGCAAACCACCTATCAGTGGCCCAAAATACATCCTGAGCACATACCTTCACTATAAGTAATGGAAAAGATTGAATTTTTGATTTTGAAATGTCTGATCAATAATGAAGATTACTCTAGGAAGGTTCTGCCTTTTATTAAGTCTGAGTATTTTGAGGACAATAGCGAGAAGACTGTATTTCTAGAGATTCAGTCATTCATGGAGCAATACAATCAACTTCCGACAAAGGAAGTATTGCATATTGAGCTAGATAAGAACACTAATCTGACTGATGAAACTTTTAAACAATCGAGAGAAATCATTCAAGGATTGGATAATGTTGAAGTCGAATATCAGTGGTTAGTTGACTCTACAGAAAAGTGGTGTCGTGATCGTGCAATCTATCTTGCACTCATGGATTCCATTCAGATTGCTGATGGCCAAGACGAGAAGAAGAATCGTGATGCTATTCCTAGTATCCTTTCTGATGCTCTAGCAGTCTCATTTGATAATAACATTGGTCACGATTACCTATTCAACTACGAAGAAAGATATGAGTATTACCACAGGAAGGAGGAGAAAATCCCCTTCGACATTGAGTATTTCAACAAAATCACTAAAGGTGGTTTACCTCCTAAGACTCTTAACATCGCGCTTGCTGGTACGGGTGTCGGCAAGTCTCTATTCATGTGCCATGTTGCTAGCTCCGTGCTGCTCCAAGGACGGAACGTTCTCTATATTACAATGGAGATGGCAGAAGAAAAGATTGCTGAACGAATTGACGCAAACTTATTGAATGTTCCTATCCAGGAAATCACAGATCTCCCTAAGGTAATGTTTGAGAGTAAGGTAACAGGCATTGCTAAAAAAACTCAGGGATCTCTTATAATTAAGGAATATCCAACCGCAAGCGCACATAGTGGACACTTTAAGGCACTTCTTAATGAACTTGCACTTAAGAAATCATTTAGACCTGATATTATTTTCATTGATTACCTTAATATATGTGCTTCCTCGCGGTATCGCGCAAATGGCAATGTCAATTCATATTCGTATATTAAGTCTATTGCAGAAGAACTTAGAGGATTGGCTGTTGAAGCAAACGTCCCTCTCGTTTCTGCCACGCAGACCACTCGTTCTGGTTATGCTAGCTCTGATGTTGACCTTACTGACACTTCTGAGTCCTTTGGTCTCCCTGCTACTGCTGATCTTATGTTTGCCCTTATTTCTACAGATGAGCTTCAGGAACTCGGACAAATTATGGTGAAGCAGTTGAAGAATCGTTATAACGATATTGCAATGAACAGAAGATTTGTTGTTGGTATTGACCGTTCAAAGATGAGACTTTACGATTGTGAGCAAACTGCTCAAGATGATATTCTTGACAGTGGAAAGGAAGAAGAGTATACTTATGAGGAAGCAAAATCAAAGAAATCATTTGAGGGATTCAAGTTTTGAGAGGTTACTATTCTGTATTCAATCCTAGGGGTGAAAAAATTGCTGACTGTGGAATCGAAAGAGATGCAGTCAATCTCATGAATATGAGAAATGCTCGATGGGATGGGCATTACTTTACCTTCAATCCTCTCCCAGGTGATATCGTTGATGTTACACCAGGAAAACAACTTCCTACCAGAGATATTGTAGTTAATATGGATGGTGGAGTTGGTGGTTCTTGGCAAGAAATTGAATATATTGAAGTTGGTGGCCAAAAAATACCAACTCAACAATTATCCCAGTCCAATACAAAACCTATTGATTTAAAATGACAAACCAAGTTAATACTGAAAAGTATGTAGAATTTGTAAAAGAAGTAACAAGTGCTCCAAGTCTTGATTGGCCTGTTCTTTCTTCTCACCTGACTGGACTTGAGGTCAATGGTGCTAATGTCACTCAATTGGCAACTGCTGCTCTTGGATTAACCGCAGAATCAGGTGAGTTTGCTGAAGTTGTAAAGAAGATTTTCTTCCAGGGAAAACCTTACAATGAAGAAAATATCTTCCATATGAAGCGTGAACTGGGTGACATCTGTTGGTATCTTGCTCAGGCATGTATGGCACTTGATACTAGTTTTGACGAGATCATCGAAATGAATGTAGAAAAACTTCAATCTCGTTATCCTGGCGGTGAGTTTGATGTTCACTATTCTGAAAACCGTGCGGAGGGAGACCTGTGAGTTGCAACATTGATATCGATCTAAAACTAAATATTCATGACGCTGCACTAATTCGTCAATACTTGTTTCAACATACCAAACAAGATAGTTACGAATTTCCTGGCCAGCAAACAATTGTTATTCGCGACTTCATCCGTAATCTGGACGAACAGATTGAAGCAGAACTTTCAAAAGAGGAAAAGAAAGATGAATGACAAGAACTACACCAGTACAGATGGTGAACTCTGGGAAGCAAAGAAACCCAGTCGTTCTTACAAAAGCAAGGATGGTGAATTGTGGGAGTGTGAAGAGACTGAAGAGACCCGCAAAGCAACACAAAAACTGCACGAAGATATTCGCAAATTAGAAAGAGAAGCACCTGATTACGGAGTTGGTAAATGAAACTACTTACACTTGAAGATTATGAAAAAGCTGGAGAACAATTCTGGCCCAAATACAATTATGTTGCACACGAACTTGGTGAAAATGCCAAGACCGAAGACATCTTGAAAGTTATGGAAGCTATCGGTGGTGTTGCACTCAAACTCAAACTTGAAGATAAACTTTCTGGTCCTTTTGGATTTAACAAAAAGGATAAAGAAGAATCGTCTGAATGTTGAAAATTTGGAATATTTGGAAATACTCTTTAGGTAGTTTCAGTGACGACAAGACAGCTCCTTTTGACAATTACGTTGCTCTCATACGCACCGTTATTTTTATTAGTTACATGGTCACTAACGCTTTTATTGTATCTGGAGTCATAAGACACTGGAACAGTGACCAATCATGGAAGAGTGGTCGAGTGGTTGACGAAGGTTCGATTTTCCTATATAATAAAGAGAACCCCAAAACACCATGCCTTATAAGGACAAAGTAAAACAAAGAGAAGCACAACGGCTTTGGGCACAAAAACAAAGTTCCGAAAGAAAAAAGAAAAATTATCTTAAAAATAAAGATAATAAAAAATTAATGGTTGAAAAACTTAATCAATTTAAACTTGATAAAGGATGTTGTGAGTTGTGTGGAGATTATCATCCTCCTTGTTGTTTTGATTTCCATCATTTAGATGGAACAGATAAGAAAGGAGAAGTATCCTATCTTGCATCAAAGGGATATAAATGGGATACAATCCAAGCAGAGATAGATAAATGCTACATGCTCTGCGCTCCCTGCCATCGTAAAATACACGCTGGCCTATTGGAAATACTTGGGTGAGGTGGCAGAGTGGTTTATTGCGTTAGTCTTGAAAACTAATGTGTCTTCACGGGCACCCTCGG